GTATTAGTAATATCCGGTGTTGTTCCACCTGACCATGAGCGCAATAGAGCATTCACAGCATCAGTACCGCCCCCGATAGCACCTGTCAAAGCAGCATTCTGAGCATTGATACCTACTTGTTGTGTATTAGCTGCTTGAGTAGCTGCATTATTCAAAATAGAAGCAACTTGAGAGCCAGCTGTAGCTTGTTTAGCACCGAGAGCTGAGGAGACATCCAAAGCATTCTGACCGAGGCCTTCAGTAGCTGAAGCGGCATTGAGAGCAGTCGTGTATGGGGCCAAAGCAGCAGATTGAAGACCATAACCTGTATTAGCCAAGCCTAGAGCATTAGACATCAAACCTTGACCGAATGTAGTCTGCGCTTGTCCTTGTTGTTGAGCCTGAGCAGCCAACTGAGCATCTTGCTGCGCCATAGCATTGTAGTAAGCAGCCATCTGTGGGTTAGTAGCAGCTAAACCTTGACCACCTTGTGTGTACCCTTGGTTAGTTGCGCCTACAGCCAGACCACCACGACCTTGTTGGAACTGTTGGTTCTGAAGTGCTGCCAATTGTTGTTCACGACCGGGAGCCAATAGCTGTTGTTGATTACCCATCCATGTCTGAGCAGCTTCTTGAGGCGACGTAGCAGTATATTGCTGACCCAAGTTAAACAAGCCTTGAGCACCGCCCATAGCTTGCTGTTGGAGTGCATTAGCACCATAGGCATTAGTTAGGTTCTGACCTGCGTAACCAAGCAAGCCTTCACGCATAGCTGCGATGTCAGGAGCAACTTGGTAGCCAGCACCAATGAGGTTGCCATTCTGGTCATACTGGAAGCCAGACGTACCGAAACGTGATGTAATGCCTACAGGACGGAACTGAGCATTATTAGCTGCTTGTTGTCCTAATGCTAATTGCTGTTGAGCAAGGCTATTCTGAGACCCTGTGACAGCGTTAGCAGCACCAAGAGTACCTAAGGCACTGACACCTGCGGTAAAAAGACCTGTGTAATCTGTTGTAGCCATATTAGTATGTGCCTCCATCGACGGTAGCTGTAAATGTTCCTGAAACAGATAAGTTCACAGCTGTACCGTTACCTGTCAATGCTGAGTTATTAGCGTCTGCCTTACTGGAAATAGCTGAGGCAATAGCGTCAAATTCAGTGTTAATTTCTGTACCTTTAATGATCTTGCCTGCGTTACCGGAGTTAAGAGCATCTTTGGCAGCAAAGTTCGTGCTTTTGGTGTAGTTAGACATATTACTGTGTTCTTCCTGCTTTTACATAGACATCAAGCTTTTGGATTGAAATGGCCTTACTATTAACTGTAGTTTCAAAACCTAGTTGTAATACTCGGCCTGTACCGCCTACGTTAATAATCTTATTGTCGAAAGCTGATCCACCATATTCACCGATGTTATACTCAGCAATATTGTATTCAGCCACTGAAGCGTTAGCTAAGTTGAAGTTACGGCTATTCAAGATGTCGCTGAAGTCAAAACCAAAGCGCATAACCACAGGATAGCCTCCACCCCCAATGACAGTAACACCTACCTTCTTCAAGATCTTCAAAGTAGTTGGTTGTCCAAAGTCAAAGTAGTTGGTGTAATACTTTAATAGATAAGTACTACCGTTATCGAGATAGCCTGAGTAAGTACCGACATATCCAGCCTTACCTAGAAGCAATGTCTTAGCACGTGTGTACTTCATAGCGTAAGGAATGAGGCCATCCCATGTAGTCACACGAGCTGCACCATTAGGTAATGCCCCACGCATATCGAAGCAGTACACTAATCCACGACCGGGAAGAGCTAGCAAGTAGAAGGCATCTTTATCGCTATAGACAGCATTGATGTCGTCTTCGTTCTCTGAGGCGATCTCAAGTACGATGTCATCACGGACGTTAGCACTCAAGTCACGCATAGGAGCTGACTTCTCTTGGATGGTACGCTGCATTGAACGCACACCTGAGTCACTCAAGAAGATGATGTCTCCACCCGTTACAACCACGCTATCACGAGCCATACAGCCGATACCTACGATAGTATCAGCTAGAGCTAAGTTAGTGGGGTCATCAGCGTGTGCATAGATGAGGATCTGGCGACGACCGAAGATGTACAGGTAGTGGTTATGAATAGCCATTCCCATGATCTCATCAGCACCGTTAGGCCATACCTGAGAGACATTGAGGCTACCTGAGCTTCCTGTTGAGAAGACCTGACCAGCTAAGAGATCACTGAATTGAACAGTATTCTTGTCTGAGGACGTATTGGCTGACCATGTACGACCATAAGCACTGATAACGATGTTGGCTTGTTGAACAGTACCTGCATAACCAGACACCTCAGATACTCTCTTATATGTCGTTGTAGACACACTAGGATCGAAGATGAGAGGATCATGTCCTGATTGGTACAGATACAAAGCACCATTCAGAGGAGCCATCATCCAGTTAGACGCTGAAATCGTAGGAGCTGTACCGCCACCACCGTAGGTCAGTTTGGTAAGAGTAGAACCAACCAGCTTGAATATACAATTATTACCGGCAACGATAACATAGCTAGTTCCCCCTGATGTAATCAATTCACCGATAGCATTAACGTTAGCTGTGCTGAGGTCACTATTGGAGGCGTGATTAGCTGTCCAGCCTTTACGAGCACCGATACGACCAAACTTGTCGATAACACAATTGTTAGCAACAGTAGCGTAGCCGTTGTCAAGACCCACAGAGGAGTCCTGCGTGTTCAGGCCACTGAAGCCCGGAGCAGCAATAGACGTTGTTAAGAGCTTTTCAGCCATTATTAGACAGCATTCCAGTTAGTAGAAGTCTCGTCACGAGCACCCTCTAGAGCGATAGCATCAGCCAAAGCTAGACGGTACAACTGATAAGCCTCAGAAGCCTGTAATCCACCATCTTCACCACGTTCAGCAATAGCCTTAGAATAAGCTAAAAGTTGTACAAGATGGGCAGGAACTTTAATTATATCACTACTATTTGAAAAGTCAAGCTGTGGAACAAATAATTCGAACCTTAGGTTATAGACAGCATCAGGAAGAGGGAAAAGCTCTACTTTAGTGTCACCTGAGCTATCGACACCACGGTAGCAGTAATAGATAGGAGCAGCTTGCTGAGTCGTACCGATGTAATATTGACGGTTAAGCCAGTTAGGATCAACAGGCTGCATGGCGATGTCTTGGGTGTCATTGATGACATCTTGTGTCTTGAATCTGTCCCCAATTCCCGTCAAAGAGTACGCCTTTTGACCAGCCACTGTAGCCATAGTGATGGTAGTGTCGAGGGCATTCCAATCGTAGGCATTCTCTACTTCTCGCTTAGCATCGTTAACGAAGACACCAATGAGAGCAGAATAAGGGGTATCTGAAACAGCTGTAACTTCTGTCTCACGTAAACGTACTAGGACGTTATTGACTATTTGTAAGTATGTGGTTGCCATATTATGCTTAAATACCTTGTTTCTTCTCTAGCTCGAATGTACAGATAATACCGAAGGCGCTGCCTGATTCAGTCGTCATGTGTACTTGATCGCCTTCTTCTAGCATTACACCAGTACCGGGGGCATTTAACTGGTAGTACATCTTAGCTGTAAAATTAAGCTGCTCTAAGATAACCACATGTGTAGAGGCGCTTGCATCCCACCAATCAATAGATAATGTCTTATTTGTACCTAATGAATTATGAGCGTAACAAAGAGTCCATTTAGCTGTGTACCCAGTAGGTACGGTATAGACTATTGTCTCTACTCCAGCTGCTAAGTTCTTACCTACTGATATTGAGCGCATACTCTAGCTTACTTCTTTTTCTTTTTAGACATACCAGCTTCAGATAGAGCGATTGCCACGGCCTGACGCTTAGATGTCACGGCAGGGCCAGACTTAGAACCTGAGTGAAGTTCACCAGCTTTGTACTCGTGCATCACTTTGCCCACTTTAGCCATCTTTCCTGCTTTGGTCTTAGGTTTAGTTGCCATAATATGTGTCCTTACTTGTGTGAAATAAACGTGAAGATAATGCCAGCCATACTGCATAACATTACCCCTGAAGCTGTCATCAAGATACTCTCAAGTCTCTTCAATCTAGCATTGATCTGTTCGTAGCGGAAAGCACAGACTGCCTCGTGTGAGTTCAATCGAGCTTCTGTAGCATCAATTGTCGTCACTTAGATTACTCCGTTGGTTTATTAGGCCAAGTAACTTCCCAAGGGAATCCTGATTGAGCTGTTACATCACGGAGACTTTGACGATAAGTACCCCATGCTGCACTATTCACTGGAGCATCAGTCAATTGAGTCCAATCAGTCTCAGCTAGACGCTTATTACGGTCATCACGCACTGATTCAGCTTGCTTAGCATCCTTAGCTGCGATAGCTTCTGCGTCCATGTCAGCTACTGAGTACTTGGTATACCACTTCCCGTTAACTTGATGTACGCCGTCAGCAAAGGCTACTTGATAGCGTGTAGGAGATGCTTGAGGGCCTTCAAATACTACATCACCTCCAAAAGAATTGATAATTGCTTCTGTGAGCTGTACTGGGAACCCTGTGTTTGGGTGCAGTGAGCGAAATTCACTATCAAAAACGACTGCTCCTGTTGATCTGATTCTGATTTGCATTTTGATGTTTCCTTATGCGATTGCGTAGTAGATGTAAGTTGCAGCGTTAACATTTACGTTTAATCCAGCAACATGGTTAACAATAAACCCGCTAGATTCAGCGTCAAGTAAATCAGCAGCGCCGTCTGGATTCTCTACTGTATTTCCTGTTGTTTTTAGATACGGATCATTACCTGCAACAATACCTCTAGCAGTATCAAATGTAAGCCAATCAGCAGTACCTGTCTCACGGAGAATTACAAATCTAGCACCTGCAGTAAACCCACAGTTAATTGTCTGACTTGAGCCGTTACCTGTATAAGTTCCAATCTTTGAAATACCAGCAATCTCTCCAAAGATATAAGCCCAATATTTTTGTCCTGATGTATTTACATCGCCATCAGTTCCAACTGTGAACACAGAAGCTGTTGGAGTTGTGTTATTCCAATAACCTGCTGAAGTTTGGGCACTTGTTGTTTCAGAAAATTTAAGCCTTTTTGTATTACCAAGACTTGCGTGGTAAACGCTATGTGGAGAAGCTGATTCTGCTTTAACAATAATCATTTTAGGAACTTCACCTAATGCGTGTGATATGTTTTGATTTGCACCAGTTCCTGTATATTGAACAATATCTAAAAAGCCGGGTGCTCTTTTCCAAAGCCAATGGACATAACTATTACCCCAAAAAGTTCCGTTTACAGATTCATAACTAGAGTCGCTAGTAAGATTGTACCCTTTAGAACGATCAAGACCAACAGAATCGTAAGTGCTTATACCAGACGTACTAAAAGGAAACCTATTAAGACCCGTTCCTCTTGATACATGAAAAACCCACGGTTGGTTAGCACTACTACGGCCTTTAGCCATGAAATAATCAACATCATGATTAAGTCCAGTTACCGATGCGACTGCTGCAGTTCCCGTATGTGTACGAGCTGTAAACAATTTAGTTGCATCCGTTGGGACTTTCATTGGGCCTCTACGAATAGCTATATATA